CGTTCAAAAGCATCTTCTATTATTTCATCAATAGCAAATGTTTTGTCGAACGTTGCTGTTCCCGAAGTAGTATTAGCCATTTATTATGCTCCTGTGATAGTCAGGGTAACACTTCCATCTGAGCCAGATGTTTGTGTTAAAGTAGCACAAACTCCATTTTCAAAAAGTATACCAGAACCAGGTATATAAACTTCTAATCCTTCTGTATCATATTTATAAGTAGCTTTTAAATTACCTGATGCTGCATCACCGGTAGCAGCTGCATCATGTAAAAGTAAAACTGAACCAGCTTCACCTCTTCCTTGAATAGAAGTAACTCTAGTTCTAGCTCCTCTTAAAAGAGATATTGAACCTGTATCTTTTTGTAAAGTTGTTTGATCTGAATC